GATTTACTAGTTCCTAAAGTTGGTGAAAATCTTTGCTGGATTTTGATATCCATCTTAGATGATAATATAGAACGGTCAACAATGTCAATACCTGTTAGCAGTGGAGACCTTCTAAATTTACTTTCAAATTTGCCCAAATTAGTTGAAAAGTATGTAGAAATATAACTATCAACTAAAGTTTCTAAGGTTGATAATGTGGATGAAGTTAACCCATCATTATAATAAAATTCTGTGGTCGTTTCGATATATGTTATCTGTGGTTCTACAAATACGTTGTCTATAGACATGATAGATAAATTATCAGTAAATGAAGTTTTTATTTGATCATAAGTAGATGTTTTTACTGCATCCGTTGTTCCTTCTGGGAACTTTAGTGACATATACACTTTTCCATAATCTTTTGGAACATTTTGCTCACCGCCCCAAACTGCTGCGTCCGTTGCGTTAGGAAACTTTGATAGTATCATACCTTTATAATCTAATGGTGTTACCAATCTCTGCTGAGAAGAAAATTGAATTGGTGCCAGTTTTTTAATTTGATCAATTGATTGTCTATTTGTTCCAGAATGTGACGCTATTTGTTTTCCAACACTAATATTATAAGTGACGCCATTTACCGCCAAAGTACTCACAGCAGAAAAGGTTGTAGAACCATTTGCATCTGGACCAGAAACTATATTGTATGTAACCAATATTTTTCCACCAACAGGTGGAGATTTGCCGAAGGACACTCCATCGCCAAAATTAATTTCATAATGACCGTTTGGTGCTTCTTTCACATCATAGTATTCGGTTATTGCTGATACTGTAATTGCATCATCTAGAAACGTGTAAGTAGAATAGGCGTTTGTTGTTGGATTATTGAATACTTTAACATCAAGCGTACTTGTGTCTATATTCTCATCTGGAATAATATATGTTTGATTTGATGATAAACTATCCACTAAAAAGGTCTTTGTTTTTTGTGTACCTTCATGAACCAATATATCTGCAAATGTATAGAGACCACTTACGTCATTTGCGGTTACTGCTTCTCTACTAATGAATGTGTGATTTGATGTATCATTCGATGCTGAAAATGATGTACCTATAGGTAATGTTGTTGTTGATGGTCTACCAGCAACTCCAGATAAATCTATAGAACCAGTTATTGTTGATTTGGACGCACTTCTCGATTTTGGTCTATAACCAAGTCCTTCAGCATGTGATACCACAGATGATCTCAGTTGCGCGGTGTTTAAAAAAGATTCGTTAGTGGCAAGATTTGCTATCAAACCATTGAAGTGAGTGTTGTATGCGAGAACATCTAGTATATTGGATAACCCTGATGTTTCAAAATCATAATCGCTAAACTCAGTACTATTTGCAAAGTAGGTTTTTAAAGACGATTTGATTTGATCGAAGTCTAGTTGAGTCGATGTAATATTTGTTGCCATTTATCTTAACCTTGCAATATCTGTTTCTAATATAATCGTTTCTTTAGTACTAATAACTTGAAAAGTAATAGTTACTGAGCAACTATTATATTGACCTTTTATTTTAGCAGATATGTTTAATACTATCACCCTTGGTTCATAATTTTCAATAGTTTCTTTTATTTGGGTTTCTACCTCACCTGAATGTACGTCATCTGCTAGATCAAATAAAAGTCTCGTTACGTTGCCACCATAAAACATATTAAATGGTTTTTCGTAGTGATTTGTCAGCACAAGGTTTTTTACTGCTTGTTTTACTGCTGCTGCATCATTTTTTTTGAAAATATCACCGTTTTTTCTTTTGGTGAATGATAAATCAATATCACTATAGGAGGAATTACTCAATACTGTCATTTGAGATAATATTCCTAAATTTTTGTCTTCAAGTGATAAATTTTTTGCCATTTATTTTCTCTTTGTTTTTCTATAGTATTTATAAGGTTTTCACTTAACTTGATGTATAATCCTCACCATAGGCGTCAACAATATTCATTGAATCTGCCATTTTTTGATTTTCGTCTTGGGGTACTTCCACTAGATCAGTTGAACTCAAAACATTGTTATTCCATAATGTTTCTAAATCCATCTTAAAGAACGCCTTATAATTTGAAGGAATTGCTGGAACACTTATTGCAATCTGAGCATGATGCGCCAAACCAGCGGGATCTAGTTTATCATAATATAACGACATCTTATCATACTGAATGTTATCTTTTAGATATACTGCCAAATCATAAGTTTTGCTTAGTGCAACTTCACCCCTTGTGACAGAAATTAATTCATAAACTATTGCTCTACCAGTTTGTTTCAAGTCAGTAATGCTGCCACTTTCTATCGTTTCAGAGGGACCTGGTTGGTAAATCCCTTCAGCAACATGTAAAGAATATCCATTAAATTGATCAAGACCTTGGAAAAAATCAATAACCCTACTATGTGGTAAAAGATTTCTTGCCAGTGCCCGTCTATCTTCTAATTTAATTATATGTGCAATAGTACTTGGATCACCCGCAGCAGATGCAAATTTTGATATTGAAGTATTATTCGATAATTTTGTATTTGAATCGATTACCTTTAGGTTCGATGGATTGAATAATGGGTCTGGTATAAACTGATGATGTTTATCTTTTTCTGATGCTTCCGAATGTAAACTGCGTGTGATACGTGACTCTCTACCATGTGGTCCAATGTCTCTTGATCCTGATGTAGTATTTTCGTTCTTATTTACCATTCTTCCCAAACTAGTAGGTGCTGGGTCAGTATATGTTGGTGATAACACACCCTTACTTACTTGCCTCAAAACAAACTTACTATTTGCCAAATTATTAGAATTTTTAAGTTTTGACCTTACACCCGATATTGTTAAGTCTTTATTAGTGACGCCACCAGTTGGTATGGACAAATCTATCGAATTAGTGATACCACCGTCTGCATCAACACTACATTTTCTGACACCGAAGCGACTTTCTGATAGTATTTTTTGTATTTCTGTTGCAGTTGGAAGTAGAGTTTCATCTATATTTACCGAAAACCTAGTTTCAGTTTTAAATGTGCCACTTGGCACTGCGCTTTGCGCTGAAGTGGTAGCAAGTGCAGCAGTGCCAGCAGTCACTGCGTTACGAGCGCCAGTGGCATTACCTGCTAAGTGACCAATAAATTTACCATCTGCTTTGGCGTTGTTTGTTATATGTAAATTTTTAGTAATAGTAGTCTCATTAACAAAAATATTTTTACTATAGGTTATTACATTTTCGCCACCAAAAGTCCCAGTGTCACCAATACAAGTCATATCATCAGCAGTCATATTAACATTTGGAGAACTTACTGCTAAATCTATTTCCGAACTAAATGTGGTAGAACCTTTATGAGAATAGTCAGCAGTGCCATCAACGATATTAGATAGACTGCCCTTGATAGCATTTGTTACATTTCCCAACAGAATATTAGTAGATTCTTTAAGGACTGTGGATGCTTTCGATTTCTTGATATATTCCCTCATAACACCACCAACAGATTTTGTAAAGGAACCAACTATATCTAAAACTTTCTTGCCGCCGACATTTATATTGTAATCACCCTTTACGTTTAAATTGTAGTCTCCAGTTACAGTCATATTTAAATTACCACTATACCAAACTGTACCATCACCTTCAATAGTCATTGTATGTTCACCATTAACAACATCAACTCTGTTTCCAGTAGCATTAATAACAATGGTTCCATCTGGTTGAATATCAACCCCAGCACCGCAAGTATGTCTTAGGAGGATTCTCTCTCCACCTGGCGTATCATTTACTTCGTACACATGACCACATAAAGACTCATCAACTTGAACTTTACCATAATCATAATTGTGTACTGGTTGATATCCCAGACCTTTTCCTGGAATACCATTTTTGATACTTAAATTGTTTGTATTTTCACCTCTGGCAGATTCATTTATAGAACTTCTTCCACTATAATTTGCTTTTGGATACTGGTTCGAGGGATCAACAAAACCTTTAGTGAGACCTTGCTCCGCATTTGCAAATGGAAAGTTTTTTTCTCTATTAATTATATCATCTATCTCTGTTGTCATTTTCTATCCTCTATTGAAATATGCGTGAGGTGCTTGTGATTTTTCCAAATCAGCATATCTTTTCACTGCTTCAGGATCACTGGTATTCACTAGAACTGGACTATATCCATGTGATGATCTACCAGTTGGTGAAAATTCATCAATGATAACATGATCCCAGATTTGATGGATATTCTTTTCAAATCCTTTT